CTTCTTCATGTTTTTCTAACAATGTCAACATTTCTTTTACAGTCATTCTTACCACGCTTTGCACGACCAATATCGAGCACTGAATTTATCTTTAGCTGTGTCGCAGTTATGTCTGGCTCTAAAACTTTTCCTTCTGGCAGGTATGCTTTTTTTAATAGACATATTTTGGTCGCCAAAACGAACAAGTTTAATTTGGTCGCCTTTTTTAGCTAGAACAGCTGACTTCTTTTTAGCACTAGGGGTCTTTTTAGGTTTGTTAAATCCTGCAAAACTTTCGCCCCTATAAACAACTCTACCCGAAGCTGTTCGTTTAACATCTTTAGCACTTGCCATAACAACCCCTATAAATGAAAACCTCTACGAGTGGAAAATGTTCATCAATGAAACAGTACCAACAGTGTACCCAAGAGCTAGACCACTTTTAAACAACATCCCCTCATCAGGAATAGTGTTATCTACCGTAGCATGGTCTGTGCCAATAGTTTGGGCTTTAAAAATAATGGTTCCATCTTCTGGTGTTCCATTATAAAAATCAACGAGCCCTGCGGTTCCTCCAGATACAATAGAAGTACCTACAAGCCGAACTCTGCCACCACCTCCCGCAGCTTTTGCACATAACGAGCCAGAGCCAACGGTGATATTTCCTGCAAACTGTGCGGAGCTTGTTACAGAGGTAACTGTCACAAATAGTTTAGCTCCTGCAACGGCTTCTGCAGAGCCTGTTGATACTATCACTTCAGTAATAGCATTACCGAAAACATCTGTCCCAACAATAGTATTAGTCTTACCGTTATCGCTTGTTCCTGCAGTTGTCACTGTTACGTTTCTAGCACCACCACCTAGAAAAGTGGTTTCAGCCATTGTCGCCCCTGTATTTGGTCGTGCAGCCGTAACTAAACGATCGGGGTCTGCTGCGTTTTCATCAGTTATAAAGGCAACTTGTACGTCTGATCCTGCCATTTTAATCTCCTATAATTGGAGGGAGGGACGAATCCCTCCCCTGATAAATTATTGCAAGTTCATCCAAACTAAAGAGTACTCGGTGTTAGCTCTTGCAGCCATAACTTCACCAATTTCAGTGAGCAGGTTATCAGTAGCAGGAGCAACGCCACCTGCTGTACCGCCTGAACGAACAGCGATGTTACCAACAACAAGTGTGCCAACGCTCAGAAGAGCCTGTGGACCAGAAGTTGTAAACCAACCGTAATAATCAGCAGTCATGTCAATAACTGTTGCACCCATCACAGCACCAGTTTCTGCTGCAGGAGCAACAATCAAACCTGTGTGTGGGTTTGCAATAAGCGAAAGTTCTGAAGATGTAGTTATTGCAGTAGCTAGTGGGTCATATGTTGTTATGACAACACTAGGATCAGAAGAGTGATCGTGAGCAGGGTTTGACTTTACCCTCATTGTTTGACCTTCGCCATTCACATCGTTTACCCAAAGATAACCATCTGCATACTGGTTTAGGGTAATGTCTGTGTCACCTGCTGTTTCAACAGAAATAGCTGTTTCACCTGCTGCAACTCCTGCTGTTCCTGTCATGTTGGTGTGGTTTGCAATAATCGCTGCGTGTTGTACGAGCTTTCCTGCTGTAACAGCCGTTCCACCGAGTAGACCATAACGGAAAATGTTGTTGCCGTAGTGTAGTTCAGCTCCTAATGGAAAAAGTTGCGTGGAGCTTTCAGCATATGGGTTTACTGTTCCGTACTGACTTCCACCTTTACCGACGATTAAGTCCGCAGGACCATAACCTGTCGCAGCAGCGTATTGGACGTGACCACCTGCTGTATTGAAAATGTTACCTGCAGAGTTTACGACAAAACCCTCAGTATCTGCCCCTGTAGAAGCATTAGTTGTAATAGATTTAAAACCGTTTTGAGAACGGACGGCTCCGCTAAAAGTTGTATTACCCATGTTTGTCTCCTTGTCTGGGTTATGTCAACCGCATTATGCGATTGTCAAGGAATATATTCATCTTACATAAAAAAAGAGCAGCTGACAAGCTGCTCTTTTCATTGTTATCAAAGCTGATATTACGCTCCTGGAGAACCAAACACACAACGTGGGTCTGAAACACCAAAGCTATACCGCTCACGAGCTTTATATCGCACGTTGCCAGTATCAAAATCACCTTCCATAGAAGTTTTGACAGCACTACGCTCAAAATGTTTAAAGCCATTTGGAGCATCCGTTTTAATGAAAAATGCGTCAGTATCAGTTAAGAAGTGATTTACCACATAACCGTCTGCTAACATTCCCATGTTGCGGATTGCGTTGATGTCATTGTCTGCTGTTCCAGTACGAAGATTACTTGCCATCAAACGTTCAGCTACAAACTGTAACGCAGGTGGGATAATCATCTTACGACCCTGCAGAGCAATTTTAAGCCCACGCTCATCAATAAAGGCTGAGATGTCAATTAGTGACTGCTCTAAAGATGTTTCGTTAAGGTCAGCAGCAGTAGACAACTCGTTACGCAATGAGCCACCACCATTAGTGGGGTGATCCGTTGCACAAAGCTCTTTACCGTCGCCATAAGTTACTGAGCTATCAAACGCATTGTTTAAAACAGCAGCAGCTTTGACTTGCTTAGTGTTTGACATAGAACGAGCCAAAGCACGAGTGTAACGAGAACTTAGTCGGTCATAAAGGTTATCCTCTACAGCCTCTTCCGTAATCGCAAACGCTAGAGCTATTGTTTCGTGTGTATAACGAGCCGTGAAAGACTCATTAGCTGTGTCAAATGATACCGCAGCACCTTCTCCTTTAACAGGAGCAGCACCGAAGCCACTTAGCATTACCTCTTCTTCAAACGCTCGGTCTGAAGATTCAGTTTCGAATATCTCGGCATGTTCATTGTCATACCGATCATACTCCAGTCCGAATAGAGCATTAAGTCCAGGCTCTAATTCTTTAAGGAGTTGGGATCTTGCTATAGCCATATCTTATCTCCTTATAGACCAGTTGAATCAAGATGGAACGGTAGATTTAGTTTAACTAAAGCTACAACTCCTGCTGCTGCGTAATCAATTGAAGGCACATCTTTAAAACCAACAATCCTAAAATTGTCCGTTGCAGTTGTTGCACCTGCAGAAGCCACTGAAATCTCACCACTTGAGATACCGTTTGCTGTCTCCGATCCAAATCCCGCACCTTCGGCATTTGAGTGGATTAAAGCTGTAGCGGTCACTAGATTTGTTAATGTAGCGTCGCAATTGACTTCATAAACCTGAGCAGGGTCATCATAAACAAACACAGTAGCTTCTGTGCCTGATTTTAATGAACTTGTTCCAGGATATTGATTAGTGAAAACGGGCTTACCCGAGAGGTCTGTATATTGACAACCTGCCATAACGCCAAGAATCGCTACCGAACCACCGTCTGCTGCACTTACGTCCACAAGCCCATTGGTAAGAGGAATCACCATGTCACCCTGATAGATGGCACTAGATGATCCTGCTGTTCCAGGAATTTGTACTTTGTAAGGCGTTAAACCATTTCCGTTCGGTGTTGACCCTAATTTGTTATGAGGTCTCAACCCAAAAGGGGAATCTGTATTCGCCATGGATTAGTCTCCTAAAAAATTATTCAGATCCTTTATCGGACCCGAAGGTTACACGAGATTGCCTATCAGGTTTGCTAATAGGCATAGATGGGTGATTTTCCCTCATAAGATCATTGTCAACTGCATCCATTTGGTCTCTTGTTTGACCTTGGAAGTATTGTGTTCGTTGACTTACTGTTTCTTTAGGGATTCTTGCGAGTACCAAACCACCAACTCCAATAACACCTGCGTGTTTACCGTCTTGGACGGTAGGAGCTTCAAAGTCAGGATACTCTTCAGCACGAACTAATTCAAAGCCTTCGCGAAGCCGAGCAGAAAGGTTCTTTTTATCATCAAATCCCATGACTGATTCACGGACCCATCGATGAACGTAGCCCTCTGGAGGGTGTGGAGCGTCTAATTGAGACGGGGGAGCCCACGGTTTATTGCGGACAGTTTTTTCCCTAGTTTGGGAAGAGCGTGGGCTTCTTTCATTCATAATTTATCCTCACGTTTTTTGCATGCGAGCTTTTTGTCTCGCATATTGTTCATAAGATACACCAAGTTTGTCAGCTATTGCAACCTCTGATTTTGTTAGTTGTATCTTTTGTTTACCTTTTTTCTGCCCTGCACGACTTGCGGAAGCCACCGCAGGACCACTTTGCCGAGTACCACCATTGAATTTATGGGGAAACTCTTGCCTAACTCGTCGATCAACCTCAGCATAGTAATCATCACTATGCGGATCATACCCTTCAGACTCCACTAATGTTTTGTGGATACTAAAAGCAGTAAGAGTCATTGGCTCATCTGTTCCAAACCAATCGTTCTTAGCTGCCCATTGTGCAGCTTTAGGATCAGGTGGAGCAGCTTGTTGTTGCTGTTGCTGCATAGGTTGTGCAACAGGAACAGGTTGCCGAGCTCGTTGCTCTTGTTGTTGCCTTACCATAGAAAGCTTATCTGTTTGCGAAGCAACTTGGGCTAATT